AATCAGCTACACCTTGGTCGGCTAAAGGAGCTCTAGACATTGGTGTGCATTCAAGTGGTAATATATAAGGTACTTCTATAAAAAGTTCTTGTGGTCTTCTAGCAAAAGGAACTTCTTGTTTGTCAATTTTAACTTTAATAAAATCATGTGAATGTCGTGGTTCCCAACATTGGTTACAAACTATAAAACCATCCCACCGATGTTTTGAATGGGATGCTTTCATCTTCTTACCACAACTATCACATATTATGTTCCAGTCTTTTTCTTTATAATAGTTTTGCATATATTTTTAAACACCAACACCTGTTAAAGGAAGTCTAGTTGTTACAGTACCATCTCCAGGAATAAATAAATTCCCATAACCACTAAAAGTAATATTTCCAGTAGGAACAAGTACTGTTGTATTTGTCCACATAGAGTCACCAGAAAAAAGAATATACCCATCTGGAGTTATTGTTCTTATATTCAATGGTGTTGTTGTTCCTGATAATGTTAGTGTTCCAGATACATCAAAAGTATAATTAGTTAATACTAAGTTTGTTCCAGAATAAGTTATATTACCAGTAGGTGTTATTGTATATTCTGTACTACCATTAGTAACTGTGACAGAAGCAGTACCACTGTAGGCTATATTACCAGTTACAGGTATTATATAAGTTGGTACTACTAAATTAGTTCCAGTAAATACAATAGAGCCAGAAATAGGTATATTAGTTTCTAATGAAACTACTGATGTACCTGAAAAAGTAGCACCACCACTAACACTAATAATATACTCAGTACCACCAACAGAGGTTGTTTCTTGTAACCAGCCAAAAGGAGTTACACGATTTCGTGTACCAGTTTCATTTAGCCAGCCACCTGGTGTAACTCTATTTGCCATATTATAACCTTATAGTTGGATCAATATATAAATCAGTAACACTAGCAGCACCTACACATATCCTAGCTCTAAGATGACCTACTTCAGCAGGAGTAGTTGAAGGAGATGTAATAACACCAGACCAAGCACCAGTATCTCCAGTCCAATTAGCGACCCCGATACCAGTTGGAATGTTAGTTCCAGTTGCTAATGGCAATGGTCTTGTTGTTTTTATAGTAGACTGTGTAGAGTTAGCTGTAGCTTGGAATGAGAAATCAGCCCATACTTCATCATCTTTATATGCAGTAGTGCTACCTTCTCTTAGAATTTCTATAGTTGGGGTTATACTAGCAGTACCAGAATGATATACATCAAACCAAGGTGTATAATAAGGAGTACCAAAAGTTGCATATGCAGTTGAGTTAATAAACCAAGTTATATTTCCAGTGTTAGAGTCATTTGGATATATATTTGATACAGCTATAGTACTACCTAGTTCATCCTTATGCCCCAAGAAATAGTGTGTATCTCCTGATGCGCAATTATAAAGTGTAACCTCTCCAGTAGATTTATTATTATTTACTCCAGCGTTCATCATAATAAACGAAGTTGGAAGTTTACAATTTACCATTACTAAATTTATAGGGCCTGGTTGTGAAGAATTATCTATGATATAAGCTCCACTAGCAGCAGAAGAGAAGTCACAACCTTCACAGTATGTATTACCACCTGATAAACCAGCTACTGCATTTTGAAATATCTTATACAGAGCTGCACCAGCCGTATAACAAGTATACATTTCAACAATAGCATAACTCTGTATACACTGAGAAGCGTTGGCAAATGATATAGATGTATTAACTAATCTAACATAACCTTGTGCTGTACTACTACCACTATTACCAAGAATTAATCTACTATTAGATGCTGTACTAGCAAAAGTTAATTCACAGTTTTCTAATTCGATATGCCCGTCATTAGCAGTTTGAAGATTAATACTATCTACTGTGCTACCACTAATTTTTATAGCAAGACCATATAAATATAGTCGTCCAAGGGCAGCTGAATTAAATGTGACACTTCTGTTTAATGAAGCATGCCCAATAAAACTAGACATTAATTCTGGAACATTCGTAGTTCTATTTACAGAAATAATACTAAGTAAAGTCGGACCGGCTGTATAGGTTGTATCAGCAGCAAGCGCATTGTCACCAGTATGATCTGATGCTACTAATATAATATCTCCAGCAGTTGTGGCGGCGGTTACTGCAGCAGCTAATGTAGTTTTAGCGTTAGTCCAATCTGCCCCAGTAGTGTTATTACCCCCATGATACACATAATAAGTAGCCATTAACTAGCTCCTATCTCAGCCGCACGGCCCTGTGCAAGCAGGCCAAGAGCCTCATACATTTGAAGCAAAGGCATAGCCTTAACTGGTTCAATGGCTTCAGCAGCTTTAAAGTCTTCTAAACCTGTTCGTATAAAAGCTTTCTGCTCTACTGTTAAAGCTGGATGACTCTCAAAAGCAACATTAAAACCGTCACAGGCCATACGCTCTTCTTGGGTAAACCTTTGTCTAAATTGATATTTAGTTAGCGGGATGGTGAAGTTTCTGGCTTCTATTTCAGCAGCTTCTTTTGCGTCAATCTCAGCACTAAGATTAACAGCACGTGCTGCTAACACTATATATGGATCAAGTCCATCACAGGTATATACAAAACTATATGTTTTTCCATTGTGATCTGTATGCAACTCACTTACTGGAAAACCACTAGTAGTGTTAGATATTTTATTAGTTATTGTACTGTTAATAATAGGCATAATTAATCCGCAGAAATTGTTGGTGTGATTTTTACAGCATCTCCATTATTAGTTACAGATAGTGGAGCTCCAGATGCTCTTTCACTGTAGACTAAAGTACCAGAAGTAGTTTGTACTACAAAATATCCATAGATACTGTTTGGTGTAGAACCATTACAAGTAAAGGTTTGTTGGCTACCATAAGTAATAGTACCAGCAGAAGCTGCACCCCATGATGCTCCTGTTAAGGTAGCAGCAGAGTATCCACCGAAAGTAGCCTCTGTATAAGTACCTGCTACATCGGTATCAGAAGGAAATATGTTATTCTGGTATAGTTTTAATACTAAATTCTGAGGAGCAGTTTTATTTACTAATGCTTCTAGGGCAATATTCTCACCTGTGGTTGATACATTAATTGTCATAACCTAGTTCCTTTCCTTGAGCAGCAGTCATACCTACTCTACGTTTCTCTGGAATCTCAAACCAACTAGCCTGTCTGATAATAGATAGTGGAATAGAGTATTCTTCTATATTAATACCATCTTTATCAGTAAGAGCTACAATAGAAGTTACTCCTATATTAGCTAAAATACCAATACCTCTATCAGTCATAACCCACATACCAGTACGCCAAGCTTTGTTAACAACTTCTGGTACTGTGCGTTGAGTTTCTTTATTAAAAATCTTTTTAAACCAGCCCATTAAATCACCATATAAACAAGTTGTACACCAGTGGATGTAGCTACAGACATATTAATATTTAGCGCTTCTCCTTCTGCTGTTTCACACCAACCATGATCGCAATAAGGTAGTGTAAAACCACCATTAGCTCCTAATGGAAATAGTGCAGTAATATCTGTAGAAGCAGATTGTAGTTTAATGCTATTTGCTAGAGTAGCTACAGCAACAACACCAAGCACTCTAATTTTCTTACCTGCCTTAGCTGCAACTAGTGCAGTAGCACCAAGTGCTGTGGCAGTAACACCAACTCGCTGAACACCAGTGTGCTTTGGAGGAGTAGAAGTTACATTCATTTTTAATCCTATAAAAAAAAAGAGGAAGAGGTTTTTAATCTCTCCCCCTTTTGGGTTAGTTCAACTTAAAGTGCAGAACCTGGTCGTGGAATGTAATACTCCACTTTAAAGAAACCAGTACCACCTGCTGTTGAAGAACCAACAGCATAGGTAACAGTTACATCTACATCAGAAGTAAGTTTAGCTCCAACAGATGCACCGGCAGCAGCACCAACAACAGCATAACCTACAGAAGTAGTACCCATTGTAAAGTCATTAGCTAGTGCAGCGGCTGATCCTGTAATGCCTATGTCTACAGTAGCGACCGCAGTAGTTGCGGCCACAGTTTGAATAACATAAACACCACAGATAATAGCGCCTTTTGGTAAACCAAACTTAACGGTTCCATTATCAGTTCTTGCAATAGTACCCATTTTAGTTAGGGTACTGACTGCGGGTGGTGTTAGTACATTCATAGATTAAGCACCAGGAGAACCGTAGATAGAACGAGGATCAGTCCAACCGAATGAGTAACGGGCAGTAGCCTTATACTTAGCATTCTCAGTGTCCCAATCATTATCCATATCGAAGTTATCACCACGACGCTCGAAATACTTCAGACCATTCTTAACATCAGTTAGGATGAACCAAGCATTGTTATCAGTTAGATAGTGGTTAACAGCAACCTCAGGGATAATACCCATAGTCTTAATGGCATTTAGATCATTAAGCTCAGTACCTACTCTACCATCAGTACCAAGAATTCTCTTAGCTTCAAACTGTAGTGCAGCAGGAATAACAAGCTTACGAGGTTTAGCAGCAATTAGCAGACCCCTATCATCACGCATAGCAGCAATATCAATAGAAGCTTGTTCAAGAACAGCTTCAGAAAGGTCGGCAGCTACAGAAGTACAGTTTTTAAAAGTACCACCACTTACAGTAGCATGAGATGCAGAACCACCACCATCACCAGCAATTAGTGAGCTACCGTCACCACCAACATAAGAAGTACTGAAAGCACGATTATACACATTTGCGCCAACGATTTCCTTAGTTTGACGCATAGAACGAGCTAGCGCCTGAGCCTTCTTCTGACCAACAACATCATACTGGTCATCTTCAAACATCTCTCTAGTGATAATAAAACCTAGGGCATATACTAGATGGTTGTATCTAGAAGTGAAGCCTTGTCTCTCATTATCGAATGCAATTGGAGCACCTTCAGCCTTAACTTGCGCCAGACCAAAAGAACTTAGACCAACATCCTCTTCATATGCACGGGTAGAAGTGTTCTTTTCAAACAGCTTATCCCATTCGGTTGCATAGTCACCGTATTCTTTACCATACCAAGCGTTTACACCAGGCCAGCCGGTGCTTATTCAATAAAGAGTGTTAATCTTCATCCGAGGGACTTGGTAAATTTCCCTCTGCTAATGATTCCTCATTAGAGTAGACTATATCATCATCCAAACAGGTATTCATGTCTGATTGGAGTCTATCTTTTCCCTCCACTTGGAGGTACTCCGTTCCCGGATAGTCGTTGAACTTTCCGAGTAACACATAACCTTTACAAGATTTACCTTTCATCCAGTAAGTATAATGTTTTCCTTTTATAGTATAAGTTCTTTTATAAGGTTGGAATGTATTCCATAAATTTCCTTCATTTAACTTAAACTCTCTACAAAACTTTTTATACCCCTCTACCACATAAACCTTGTTATCAGGAAACCTAATAATATATTTTTCAAGTTTACGTGGATTATTAACTCCTTCACCACCAATAGTATTATTATACCCATTGTTGTAGGAATCAAACTCCTGAATGAATTGTTTTTCTAGCTCTATTAAGTCTTCTTTAGTTAGGGCAGAACATAGTTCTTGCCAATCAAAATTATCCCAACCATACTTAGATATAGCTAAGTACAAAGCCTGTTTTTTATTTTTATCTATATTGCGAGAGTTTAACCAGTGTTTGTGTTTTCTCTCTGCTAAAGATAATGTAGTCAGACCTATATACGATTTTCCATTAATCTTATTAACAACTCTGTAAATAATCATGTGCCTCCCGGCTTAGCTGCGGATTGTCCGTTCTGGATGTCCCCGCAATTCGATGGATTTTATAAAGAGGATTTCTCCTCAGTGCCCCCTGGCAATTTTAATTAAGGGCCTTGGCAAAACTAGAAGTAGTCATAATAGCCATAATTTATTCTCCTTTAATTATTATTATACGCCAGTGACCTGGTTAGCAAATGCATGTCTATTAATCTTAACTAGAACAGCAGAGCCAGCAGCACCGAGAGTGTTATCAGGTGATTGAACAACACCAAGGAAAACAAGACCATGTGTGTTAGTTGTTGCTAAAGTAGTAGTATCCATCTTCATAGTGGAAGCACCCGTAGATGTAGATACAGTAGTCACTGTAGGTTGTACATTAAGACCAGTTTGATCTGCTGTATATGTGCTAGAAGCCTGAGTCTGATAAATTAGATTAGGATCATCAGAAACATAAACATAACGAGCACCAGTAACAGCACCATCAATAAATACTGGTGTATCTAGTACAGGACTAGCGCCATTAGTCATACTACCATCAGGTACAGTCATACAGATACCAACAACAGCACCTAGAATAACATCAGCAGCAGCAGCAAGTGTTTCTACTGCTAAATAACCACCGACAGCATTACTATTAGATAGTTTTACAAGATCACCAACACCAAGAGAAACAGTCTCTCCACCTGCTACAACATAAATATTACAAGCACCAGAATAAGGTGCACCAGTAATACTTTTTACTGGACGAAAGCCAGCGGCATAATTAGCCATATTTTAAATCCTCCAAAAATTCCACCTCATTTAGTTATAGTAATGTTTCCATAGAAAGATTCCTCTTTAGCCTTGGCTTTCATACCATCCTCAAGTTCATTAATCTGTGCTTGTTTAGCATCTTGGTCTTCTTTGTACCATTCATCTTTGATACGCATTAGATAACCTTGTTGTCCAGCACCTACATGAACCTTTACAGGACTACCTTCCTGAGTTGGGTTTGCAATTCTTTTATCTCCAACAGATACACCAGTATCTGTCACAATTTCATATCCTGCATCAATGAAGTCTTGTATACGTCCTTCATTGTCATTAACAATACGGTAATGGAATCCGGCTTCCTTACCTTTAACATTTAGACGGTTTCTTGTACCGAGAGGAGTTCTATTGGGTCTTTTGACATTAGCCATTAATCAATTCCTTTTACTTTTTTTAGTTCTTTAATGTAATCTTCTTTAGTCATAATACCAGTTCTAATAAAGGTATTCATAACTCGCTTCTCATCTTCTGAGAGGGCAAAAGACTCATTGGAAGTCTCCTGTCTATTACCACCACCCTCTACGGCGGAAGCCTTACTTCTATTTGGATTCTCAAACTTATCTTTGTACAGACGTTTTACTTTCTTACTTACGTAATCTAGTACCTCTTCTGGCGTTTTATCTGGATTGTTTGCAGCATAAGCATTACCAAAAGCATCAGCATCCGCTCTCATCTCAGGATCAGTTGTATACCATTTGTTCTCATCTTGCCATTTCTGGAATGATGGATGAACCGCTGGTTCAACTTCTTTAGCCTCATTAGCTACCTGAGCTTTCTGCGTTTCTTTTACTTCGGCAATCTTCTCATCAATCTCAATGATCTTATCTACGTCACCGGCCTCATAAGCCTGTTTCTTTTGTGTCTTCAAATATTGAACGGCACGTTGGAACTCAGACTCTTTAACCTTTTGGTGATGCTCAGTTAGCATCTTAATAGCTTTATCCGCATCCTTTAACTTCTTACCAAGAGACTCAATCTTAGAGATTAACTCACCCTTAGCTACGAATGTTTCTGCGGATACCCATTTACTTTTATCACCATCAAATTCTTCCAGAGGTTTCCAACCCTGCTCTCTAGCAGTAGTTTCAACTGTCTGTACAACTACTTCAGTTTCTTGACCCATGTTATTCCTTAATTATTGCTAAAATGTCTTCATCGTTTAGAAGAACTAAGTCTTCATCGTTTTCTTTAATCCATTTACCTGCATATCTAGCAAAGTAAACTCTATCACCTACGTTAGGTAGTACCTCTGTCTTATAGTCAATACCAAAGGTATCTCCTAAAGCAATAACAGTACCTTCTTCAGCGGCTGCTTGTTCTCTCTTTTCATTTAAAGAAAGAATAATACCACCTGCTGACTTTAACTCTACTGGAGTAGGTCTTACTAAGACTCTGTGCAAAAATGGTACTATAACCATAATTTTCCTCTTTTCAGATGGAACTATCACTCTATATCCTCAACTGTAAATGTTAACATCTCTCTATATGCGTGGATAAATCCTCTATAGAAATTATCCTGATCGCTATCAAGGCCCGCTTGGTTAATTAAAATATCTTTAGCATCCTCTAGTCTTGTCATACAAGCATCTAGAAATGCCTCTGTTACCTCGTTATTTTTCCATCCTACGAATTCGTCTTTGGTTATCAAGAAACTATCTCCCAGTCTTCTGCAAAAATATCTGTTTGTGAAGCAAGCCATCCATAAACTAAAGTATTTTGTGCAGTTTTCATTATAATATATGGAGCTACTGTAAACATCTCTACTTCATCCGGATACATATGAAAGTCTATTGTACCTTTTAATAGATACATTCCCTTTCCATTCCAACCAACTCTAGTAACATGTTTACCTTCTTTTAAGGCTTCTACTGCTTGTCCAAAGTTCATTACTTATTACTCTCTTTAGGTTTTTGTTGCATCTTCTGTGTGTGCTCTCTAGCTTTTGTAGCCATACCTAATGCATGTTGGTCATATTGCTGACTTAGACTAGCAGAGTGTTGCTCTTGTGCTATTCTAGCTTTTAAGATGGCTTCCATCTGTTTATACTTCATATCAAGTTCTTTAGATTGTGCTTCTAAAGCCATCTTTTGTTCTGCTTCAGCAATACCAATCTTAGCTTTAAGTTCTTCAACCTGGATTTTGTGTTGCGCTTGCGTCTGCGCGAGCTGCATCTTCATTTCCATTTCCTTACTCTTCATCTCAGACTCTTGTTGAGCTTGAGCAGCAGCAGGATCACCTTGGGGTTGTTGAATCATAAACTGTTCCTTATTAGGAATCTCATAAGCATCTAAGATATAAGCAGTAACTTGGATAGGATTGAGTGTACCTAGTGATAGAAGTTGCATCATGAACTGAGCCTTCATCTGCTTCTCTTGACCAGCCGTAGCTTGTGGATCAGCAGCAGGGACAATATCATTTTCCTGTCCTTGGAAATCACTTTGAGTAACCTTCTCATCTAAGATGGCTACATATGTTTCTGGATTAGTATATTGTTTATTTAACTTGTAAAGTTTTCTAAACTCCTTAGTTAGTGATCTATAAACACGTTTGTATACTGCAGTAAATACCTTCATACCCTGTTCAATAGTAGCCATTGTAGTAGTAGCTGGAGTATTCTGACCTGGCATTTTACCAGTCATAATCTCTGCGACTGAGGCTAATTCTTTACCAGACTGTACCAAGAAGGTAAGTAGGTTCATCAGTACTGGACTAGGGTCTTTAGTTGGTAGTGGGAAGATTTGCTTCTTGATGTCATCACCAGTAGCATTAACAGCCTTCCACTCACCTGGAGCAAAAGAACTTTCACCCATCTTAATCTTAAGACCTTTACCAATAAAACCTGATTGTAGATTACTTAGAGTACCAGCATCCAGTAGTTGATTAATGGAAGTATCAACTGAACTATTGATGGAGCCAAGTAAACGACCAAACCCGATATCATAGAAGCCACCATCAGGGTTAGGTACAAATGAGAATTTTTCATAATAATGATCCGGTATAATAAATACAACTTTATTCTTTTCATCTACGTTGATTGACTCTCTAGTAAATCTAGGAACAATACGTAGTACCTCTTTTGTATACTTATCTACAGTAACAACATAAGGCTCTTCATATCCATCTTTATCTAAGTCTAGAAAGCGATGCTGTTCTAGTAGAAGATGTTGAGTAGTATCATCATTGGTTGGTTGTGTAACATCACGTGACTTATTAACTTCATAGCTAATAGCATCACCTAAGTCTACATCACGATACAAACCAGTACGTTGACGTTCAATAATCTTACGCTTAGAAAGAAAGAATCTCTCAGTAATACGCTCACTGTCTTCTAATGTCTTAGCCCAATAGTTTACAACTAGGTCTGTTGGAAAGATGAGTTTAGAACAGTTCTTCTGTGTTTGTGGGTCAAAGTAAATCTTCTTAAAGGCAGTACCAGTAATAGGAAGAATTAGAAGTAACTTATCCATATGCTCTTCCCAATCATCCATCTCTTCTAGAATCTGCCAAGACATATACTTACCCACACGCCAAGCTCTCTGTGCTTTCTCACCAGTAGCATCACTACCTATGATACGACACTTAACAACACTACCATCAGATGGAATTAGTGTTGGATAAGCTCTAGCATTAAACTGCATACAAGCAGTAGATAGTAGTGGAAACTTTACGTTAGCAGCATTCCGCCAAGGGAATGTCTTTTCTTCTACAATTTGTAATGCTAGCTTGGTCCATTTCTCTAAGTCCTTTTCCCAAGCTACCCTAGATAGTAAATCAGCTTCATAGCCGATAACTACCTTGTTACCTATATCTTGTAGAGTTTCCTTATCTAAGTCTTCTGCTACATTGATGTTGTCAATAATTTTTTCTAGTTTCATTCTAATAACCCGTAGTCGAGTCTCTCCCGGTAAACAAAGAGCCAGATTCCTCTAACTCGCGTTGGTATTCATCATCTTCCTGCTCTTGTTGCGTAGGAGCTTCTATAATTTTATCTAAGATAAGTCCTAAATAAGAGAGAGCATCCACTTGGTCATCATGTCTACTTCGTGGGAAAGAGAGTAACTCATCCTCGAAAGTATTATACCAGTCAGCCGTCTTATCAAACTTAACACCACCAGCACGCATACGAGCACGTATAGATTGCGCTCTAGACTGCTTATCAGTCTTATGTGGATTCATCTTAATTAGATTAAGGTATACACCAGATTCAACCATAGCTCTGTTTAAGTATGGTCCAATAGCTTTGGTAATTTGTGTTTCTTCTATACCAAAAGCAATAGGTTGATATACCTTTTGTAATCCAATCATAGTACGGACAATCTCCTCACCATCCATTCTATCTCGAATAACATTCTTGATGTGGAGATAACCAGCATCATCCATACCACCAATAACGAATACGGTATAGTCAGCTCTATCTCTTTCCGAGATAGCAAAGTCACCAGAGATGTAGTAGTTTAATGTTTTCTTTTTATCATCCTGGTGTTCTGCTATAAAGTCATGTCGTTTAAAATAAGCAGTAGACTCATCAATAGGTATATTAAGAAACTCTTGTGAGTATTGTTCTGGAAGACCTCTAGCTAGATAATCCTCTCTCATACTCATTAGTGTATCTTTAGACCACATGTCAGCCCATAGTATCTCTGAGAAGTCAGAGTTATGTGCTTTATATTTAACGCTACGCCATAAACCTAGATACTTGGTAGCATAGGTTTTAAGTTCTTCTCTTACTGTGTAAGGTCCAAACTCTTTAGGCATTAGGTTTTCTAGCATGGAGTCTTGATGTAGAATAGTACCTACATACCTAATCTTACCATGTTCAGAAAGAGCTGGTACTAAAGCACCATAGAACCACTTTCTAAACTTAAGTCTACGTTCTTTATTCATTACCTGCTCATCTGATTCCATATCATCTAGAACCATTAAGTCAGGACGTTGACCATGCCATAGCTACCCCACGTAGACATG